CCAGACAAATATGGCGCTTTAACAAATCGTGCAAACCCCACATGGTACATGTTACCAGAGTCTCATCCAGCATTTAATTTTGATCTATTAGACGCTGTTGATTGGCGTACACTTGAGGATAGAGCTGAAGCTGAATTCACTATTTTACAGACTGGTGGTAGAGGTGTCAACGAAATACTTACTAAATACTTTCCTCACGCTGTTAAATACTTGTCAAGTCAGATTTAACTCTTACTTCTTCGAGTTCTTTTTTTGTTAGACTAAACTTACACTTATCTGCTGAGAAGAAAACATTGTTACCCTCTACACGATAGATATTAATATGGTCATATACCATACACCCAAGATTGCGTAGTTCTGCTTTAAACTCTTCTGTTATAAATACTTTTTCGTTCATATATTATATATAGAGTAAGAATAATCGTTTTCTATATGGAAAGTTGATTTTTCTGAAAAAAAAGTATAATATAGATGAAGTATGAATGTTAAGTTAGTAGATTATATGGGATCAGATCTCTCTGTTGTAAATGCAGCGAGAGTATCATTTGATAAAGCATCTGATTGGGAATATGAATATGTGGAAGATGTTGATCTAGACTTTAGAACCATAACAACTACAAAGGTGCCTAAGAATTTAAAATCGGGAGATGAGAAACTTATTGCATTCCTTGCCAGAGAAAATCACTGGACACCCTTCGGCCATGCTTCTATTTCTTTCCATGTTAAGGCTCCGTTATTTGTAGCCCGTCAACTTGGTAAGCATCAAGTTGGTCTTGTATGGAATGAAGTATCTCGTCGTTATGTAGACTCACCACCAGCGTTCTACTATCCAGAAAATTGGAGAGCTAGAAATAAAGATAAGAAACAAGGATCACACGAAGATCAATTTGTAGAAAATATTGAACATCAAAATCTAATTTGTAGGGACTTTAATGGTGATCTTTGGCCCGCTGAGAATATTACAACTCGTAACCTAGTTGAAAGAACAGTAGGAGCTTGTGTTGATACATATCATCTATTGCTAGATGCTGGTGTGTGTCCTGAGCAAGCTAGAATGGTTCTACCACAGAACATGATGACAGAGTGGTATTGGAGTGGTTCTCTGATTGCATTTGCCAGAGTTTGTAATCTACGACTTAAGAAGGATACTCAAAAGGAGACACGGGTTGTGGCAGAGCAGATTGATGAAATTGCATCTAAGTTGTTCCCTGTTAGTTGGAAACATTTAAAGAAAGTATAAGACTTACTTATAATATAACTCACGTTCAAGTAGGCGGAATCTTTTATCTGAATGCCAGACTTCGTCTGTTTCAGGTGTATAGATTCCGTCTTTTGTTTGTACTGGCTTACCTTTTTCCAGAGAGAGAATAGAAGGTTGATAAATGTTCAGCACTTCGTTTTTCTTCCAAGAGTTCTGCCCGCAGGATGTCAGCCCGATCACTGCTGCTATTAGTACCAGCTGCACGTAATTTTTCAATTTCATTTATTAGTTCTTTCTGTCTTGTTCTAGATTTCTGCATTATATCATAATAAAACGCCTTACTCTTTAACTCTAAGAAAGCAGTTAAAGCTAGTAAGGCGCTTTTGATTAGACCTATAATGTCCATTACTCTGGCTTACCTTTATCTTTTGCCTTGCCAATATTTAGAGCAAATAAATCGATAATTTTGTATAGCTTACCAAGTGTCGAACCTTCGTCTGGTGTCGGGGTGATTGCAGCAATTGCAGAAGCAAGAGCTATAACAGCAGCGACAACACCATACCATGGTTGAGTTTGAATGAAGTTAATTAGTATTTCCATAACATATATATTTACTATTTGAAGTAAATAATAGTATGAAATTCGACGGAAAAGAAGAATTAGTAAAAAAGGTTCAGTCTCTATTAAAATTAAAAGTTGATGGTGTTGATGGTCCATCAACATGGAATGCTATTGTAAAATATATTGTCCCAGTTACAGAATCATCACAGGTAGACGAACAAGATGAAAAAGTAAATCCATTATCAGATAAATCATACAACCTAATCTTGAAGTATGAAGTAGGAGGAGGGTCTGTTTACTATAATAAGGCTTTAAAAAATCCATGTTATCCTGGTGGTGCATCAGGTGTGACTATTGGTATAGGTTATGATCTTGGCTATAATACAAAAGCTCAATTCGCCAATGATTGGAAATCTGTTTTATCTGATAAAACATTCAGTCGTTTAGAGGCTTGTCTGGGAGCTAAGAGCGCACTTGCTAAACAACTAGTCCGTAATGTTAAAGACATTGAAATTGATTGGGAGAGCGCTTCTATCGTATTCAAAAAAGAAACACTGCCTAGATTCATAAAAGAAACACTAAAGGCATTTCCAAATGCTGACTCATTACACCCTGATGCATTCGGTGCGCTTGTATCAATTGTATTCAATAGAGGAGCATCTGTTTCAGGTAGCAGTAGAGTAGAGATGGCTAATATACGAGCATTGATCCCAAGTAAAAACTATAAGAAGATTGCTCAAGAAATACGTGACATGAAGCGTTTGTGGGTCGGCAAAGGATTGGATGGTCTATTAAAAAGACGTGATGAAGAAGCTTCTTTAGTTGAATCTTGTATCTAACTTGTGTAAATAATTATTAATTATGATTAAGAGACTATCAGAACAAGAAGTTCAACTTTGTGGAAAAGGTAAGTGCTGCCCTATCATTACAAAAATTGATGAAGATAATTACGAAGTGACGGATGATTATGGTAATAAGATCAAAGTTAAAAAGCACGAACTAGAGATGGTTTCAGATGCTGTTAAGACTTTAGATGTACCTATTATATCTGAGAAGTTACTACTAGGTTAATATATGACCGATTTAATATTCTTTTCTTTATCGTGTATAGGTCTAACGTTTATTCTTAAGTATGGTAGTATTCTAGCTTTCTTACGTGAACGCTTAACACGCTATGATTTTTTTAGAGAGTTATTCTCTTGTGCATTATGTTTAGGCTTTTGGTCAGGCCTAATTATAGGGGGCATTCATCAGCAATATAATATTCTTATGTGTGCTCCATACGGTGCTGCTATAAGCTGGGTAGCTGATTTTTATCTTGACTTACTAATATCGAAAATTAAATCATAACTCCTCAATAAACGTAAGGAGATCAAAAAGTTGATCTCCTGCAAATGACATTCCACGCTCTTCAGCATCCGCTAGAAGAGCGTTAATTTTTTTAACGACCATCGATTTAGATATCACAGTTTCATCCTCATCCTCGAATGTCATGTTTGTTTGATTAAAACTATATGCATTACCAGCATTACCTGGTACCCCTGTTGGTAATTGACCCTTACCGTAATAAGAATTCTTAATATCAGATCTAGGTGCAAATTTTGAGTTTAGCTCATCGAAATCAACTGCTACACCTCTATAGCCTTCATATAAATCTTGTAATTCACGAAAAGAATTCATTGAAAATATTTATTCATATATTATAATTTTAATATGCAGAAGAAAGCTGTTAGTTTCGAATACCTAAACTTTATAGTAGATCTACTTGCAGATCGTGTTCAAACAGACTATGACTACATTATTGGTGTAGGACGTGGTGGATTAATTCCAGCAACTATGCTTGCATATAAGCTTAATAAAAAGGTTATATCTTTTGGTGTTGCAACTTATACAGGAGTTGTAAGAGATGATGCATATGTAGTATATCAAAGACCTGACCTTTTACCTAAAGGTGGTAAGTATCTTGTTGTAGATGATATATGCGACTCAGGTAATACATTTAAGATATTCAAACAAATATTTGATACAGAAGCAAATAAGTTTGAATTTGCTAGTTTATTTGTACGTGACTCTAGTGCGCAGTATGTAGACTATTATGGTATATCAATTGCTAACGATGCGTGGTTAGATTTTCCTTGGGAGTAATAAATTATGGCTAGAAATGTAAAGTGTCAAATATCTGGTAAATCGTATGTCTTTGCTCAAGATTATTTCAATAAAAAGATTGAGGAATATGGTGATCTTGAATCCTTAAAGAAGTTTTTCGTTACTAAACGCGTTAAATCTCTACTTGATAGAGGTTATGGTGTTGTTGAGATACGAAATATTCTTAGTGTTGATAGTAAAGACTTGCTAGATTCAGATGATCCTAAACTTCAAGAAATTGTAACATACTATAAGCTCAAACAAACAAATAACACTAAACGTCCGAGTTCAAATTTTGCAACTCATAAAACAGACGATGATGTTGCTATCTTTATAAATAATATAAAGACATCTAACATCATATGACAAGAAAATTTATCGCACAAACCGGCAATTACAATAACGTAAAAATATTTGACGCATCTACAGGATCACTTTATAAGATTATTAATGTAGGTGGACAAGTTATGTCTCCTCCAATAGTGATTGAGAATGAGTTAACTGTTAACGTTAAGAGTGGTGCAGGTCAAGTTACAAAAATGTTTAGTTTACCTTCAGGAAGTTTAAAGAATAATATACCAGTTTCCTGATAGCAGTAAGATATTAACAGAGTAAATAACATACCATGTCATTAGAGTATAGCATTTTCGAAGAACAAATTAGTCGGAAACCTGATAGGTATCCGTGGACCGAGCAATTTATTGAAGCTATGCATAATGGTTTCTGGACTGATAAAGAGTTCTCCTTCAAGTCAGACGTACAACAATTTAAAGTTGATCTTAACGATCAAGAGAGAGAAATTATAGTACGTACTTTATCTGCAATTGGTCAAATTGAAGTTGCTGTAAAGACTTTCTGGGCTAAGCTTGGAGATAACTTACCGCATCCTTCCTTGCAGGATCTCGGTTATGTTATGGCTAATATAGAAGTTATTCATAATAACGCATACGAACGCTTGTTAAAGATTCTAGATCTAGAAGATATATTTGAAGAAAATCTTAAATTAGAATGGATTCAAGGTAGAGTTAAGTATCTTAGAAAGTATACACGTAAGTTCTACAAAGATGCTAAGAAGCAGTATCTATACGCTTTAATTCTCTTTACTCTATTTGTTGAAAACGTTTCTCTATTCTCTCAATTCTATATTATTAATTGGTTTGCAAGATTTAAAAATGTACTAAAGGATACAGATCAGCAAGTCAAGTATACACGTAATGAAGAAAATATTCATGCTCTTGTAGGTATGAAGCTTATTAATACTATACGTGAAGAACACCCTGAGTTATTTGATGAAGAATTAGAAGCTAGAATCGCACACGAAGCAGAAGAGGCATTTAAATCTGAATCTAAAATAGTTGATTGGATGGTAAATGGTATTCAAGAGACAGGCCTAACAGCTCCTATTTTGAAAGAGTTTATTAAAAATCGTATTAATATATCACTAGAACAAATTAAATTCAAACCTGTTTTCGAAGTAGATAAAGGTCTACTAGAGTCTACTATGTGGTTCGAAGAAGAGCTTCATGGTAATAATATGGCAGATTTTTTTCATAGTAGGCCCACTGAATACTCTAAGAAGAATCAATCATTCGACGAAGACGACCTTTTTTAATTTTTATGACGAAATATAAGTGGCTTAACAAGGACTCAAGAAAGTTTCTTGAGAGGGGGTATTTAGAATCTAACGAAACACCAGAACAACGTATTCTAGACATTAGTAAGAGAGCAGAAGATCTATTAGGTATTGATGGCTTTGCTACTAAGTTTGAAGACTATATGAGTAGAGGGTTTTACTCTCTATCGTCACCGATATGGTCTAATTTTGGTAGGAAGCGTGGTTTACCTATTTCATGCTTCGGTAGCTTTATACCTGATGATATGGAACTTATCTTAGATAAGTTAAGTGAAGTAGGTACTATGTCAAAAGTAGGCGGTGGAACTTCTGCTTATTTCGGTGCTGTTCGTGGTCGTGGAGCGCCTATATCTACAGGAGGTAACGCTACTGGTGTTCATCATCAGTTAACTGTATTTGACTCTCTTATTGATTATGTATCTCAAGGTAATGTACGTAGAGGTTCCTTTGCTGCTTATTTACCTATAGACCATCCTGATATTGAAGAGTTCCTTAAGATTCGATCAGAAGGAAATGCTATTCAAAACCTATCTATTGGTGTCTGTGTATCAGATGAATGGATGAGTTCCATGGTTGATGGTGATAAAGATAAGCGTAAGATCTGGGGTCAAGTTATTAAGAAGCGTTTCGAATCAGGATACCCTTATATATTCTTCTCAGATACTGCTAATAATAATGCACCTCAGGTTTATAAAGATAAAGGTCTTAGAATTAATGCTTCAAATCTATGCACGGAAATCTTCTTATCTACAAGTGATGATGAGTCGTTTGTGTGTGATTTATCATCGCTTAACTTAGAGTTATGGGATGAAATTAAAACAACAGATGCAGTAGAAACACTTGTGTATTTCTTGGACGCTGTAATGTCTGAGTTTATTGAAAAGACTGAAGGTGATAAGCATATGGCTGCACCTCGTAAGTTTGCTGTTAATCAACGCGCTTTAGGTGTAGGAGTTCTCGGATGGCATTCATATCTACAATCAAAAATGATTCCGTTTGAATCTATGGAAGCTAAAATGCGTAACATAGAAATATTCAAGCATATACGTACACTGTGTGATATTGCGACTGGTTCATTAGCTCATATGTTTGGTGAACCACCATTGCTCGAAGGTTATGGCAAACGCAATACAACTCTAATTGCTATTGCTCCCACAACATCTAGTTCATTTATTCTAGGTCAAGTATCACCTTCTATTGAACCTCTCAATAGTAACTACTTTGTAAAGGATTTAGCTAAGGGTAAATTTACTCATAAAAATCCTCATCTTGAAAACCTACTTAAGAGTAAGGGTAAAGACACACAAGATGTTTGGAAAGATATTCTTGTGCATGGTGGCTCTGTTCAACATCTAGATTTTCTTTCTCAAACAGAAAAAGATGTGTTTAAGACATTCGGTGAAATTTCTCAGAAAGAAATTATTATACAAGCTGCTCAAAGACAGAAGTGGATAGATCAAGGTCAATCACTTAACTTAACTATAGCACCTCTTACTAAGCCTAAGGATGTAAACGAATTATTAATATTTGCTTGGGAGCAAGGTATTAAGTCTCTTTACTATCAACGCTCTGCTAACCCTGCACAAGAACTCGCACGATCAATTCTTAATTGCGCAAGTTGTGAAGCATAAATATATTAATGTTTGACTTTGAGTATCTTTTAGAACGTGCTTGCTTATTTGAGTCCGCTGCATACTATATTAATTACGGAGATTGGATCTTTGGGCCTAAAGCTTTAAAACTTATAAAAAAGAATCCTATATTTAATAATATATTTTTAAATCATAAGCGAAGTGTCGGTGTAAAGGCATTTAAATCAAAAAATATTATATACGGTGATCTAAGTTATGAGTTTCCTCAGTTCTATAGAGGTATAGGCTCAAAGGATCCTGAAACAGGTAAGCATCTTATAAAGTGGGTTGGTACCCATGAACAATATAACACAGTAAAAAATCAAAGATAACAATATTATGAAACGTAACTATAAGTACATACTATCAGAAGATGAACCAAGTGAACCGCAGGTTTCACCTCAAATCTATATTGCTTCACAAGGTAATAGCGGAATGTCTTCTGGTCCTAATGTCAGGGTAGTAGAGAATACGATATTTTTCTACGCTGATGTTACAGAGCAATCTGTACTTGATTTAAATCAAGCATTGTATGAAGTAGATAATAAACTTAAAGTTACTGCTAACTTCTTAGGTTCAGAATTCGTACCACACATTAAGTTAAGAATTAACTCTTATGGCGGCTCTCTTTTTGCTGGTCTAGCTGTTGTTGATACTATTCGTAATCTAAGCTCAGAGGTTCATACATATATCGATGGTGCTGCTGCTTCAGCAGCTACGCTTATATCCGTAATAGGTAAGAAGAGATTTATTGGTAGACACTCTCTAATGCTTATTCATCAACTCTCTGGTGGTGTATATGGTAAATTTACAGAGATGGAAGATGATATGGAAAACAATAAGCGATTGATGTTTATCATTAAAGAGATTTACAAGAAGTATACCAAAGTACCTATGAAGCAAATTGACGAGATACTCAAGCACGACTTGTGGTTTGATTCGCAGAAGTGTCTTGAGTTTGGTCTTGTTGATAGTATAATTTAACCTTTGTGAGCGTGATCTTGCTTACGAGCAGCGGTCAATGTTTCAGGGTTATTAATTCCAGCTTGTTGAGCGGCAATTCGTACATCTGAATTGCTGTTTAACAAGGTTAAAGGTATATTATTAAAGTGGTGTGTATGATTGTACATTACTATTGAATCAGGAGTAGCAACACCTATAACAGGTACTGCACCCGCATATCCTATAATTTTACCTGCAACAGGTTCCCCGTAAACTATAGTCGGTTCAGTCTCTTGAGCTTCTATAGGAGCTGTTATATGATTGACATATAATTCACCTTCTACGAAAAAAGCTCCACCGACTATTAAATTATTCTTAACTCCAAGAGCACTATCAACTAAAACTTGTCTATTAGATCTTATTTGTATTTTAGGAGCTAATAAATCTATACTTGTCTCACTACCGATTGTTGTACCATCTGATGAGCTTACTGTAAGTTTAACTGCTCCTAACCTTACATCTGTACCGTTAAGTGTAAGAGGTCCTGATGTTTTAATTTGAACCCCACCTGAACCGACAACAACATTATATTTATTAGCAACAACTAAATCGTGATTACCGCAAGGGTATGTAGAACTGTTATCAACAACTTCAACATGAGATATAAAGTCATTATGTAGAAATGTACCTGTAGGAGCAACACCAATTTCTGTTGTTTGTGATCGTCCTTGCTTATCTACTCTTACAGACGGATAATTATTAATTGAAGCTCCAATGTTAGTAATTTTGTGACGCTTTACAAACTCAATCTCATCACCACCATTTCCCATTTGTTTTTCAATATCTAATAAACTTGGTTGACGTTCTATAACGTTATCTTTCAATTCTTGTTTATCAGTATTAGAATTCCACTGACCGTCTTGTGTTGCAGATGATATAACACCACCATACTGTATTACCCCTGGTGCACGTGACCCAGGTTCACCAAACGTAGATACAATATCGGCAGGTGTAGGTGCCTTTGTTGTAGCATCTACAGTTCTACCAGCATCAGGCACCTTTACATATAATGTAACTTCATTAGTACTCTTTGTTACAGTTGGTATACCTGAGTAACCTGAGAAATTATTTTCTACTATAAGTCGCGTAACATTTAAATCTGGGTTTGGCGCTCTGGTTCCGTCTAAGGGTGTGGATACAGGTACTATATCAGGGTAACTCACTCCACCTCTATTGATCCAAAACTCAGCGTTAATATTAGCAAGATCTCTATAAGCTTCACGCCATGTTGTGAATGCATTTATCTCCGATTGAGTTTGCGCTCCTTTTATATCATAGGTATTTTGACCTGTTCTTGTATTACGATCTTTTCCTGTGAATTCATTAAGAGTGTGACCTACAGTTTTAAACTCATCAAACAACACTTTAGTTTGCTTATTATTTGTCGCTAATTCACTTGTTACAACATTAGAAAGAAGTATATTAGATCCACTAAATTGCGATATTTGTACTTCCTCGCGTTCTGTAGAATTATTAATTTCTATAGCTCCACCGCGTTGATTGAAAGTAAATTTATTCTGATACTGGAGGTCTAAGGGCTCTGACATTATTGTATGTTATTTGTTTTCGAATTTACCTGGATAATCTTGTGATTGTCCTTTACTATTAGGTTGATCGAGATTATTTATAAGACTTATTTCTCTGAAGTCGTGACGTATACCAAAATAAACAGGAAAGTTTATATCACCACTATTATGGAATACCCACACTTTAGATCCTACAGAAGGTACACCAAAAACTCCTTTGCTTTTATTAACGTTATTGGTAGGTCTACCTACAAAGCCGTATGGGTTATTATTATTACTTACTTGTGTTTCTATATCGCAAAATGCGTCTCCAATAGATGTATTGTAAAATTCATAAAAGAATGAAGGAGTCACAGCTCCAATTTTAGATGTAGGTGTCACACTATTATTTGTTTCAAATCCTTCTTCATAATTACCATCTGTGAGTACAGCAAGTTCTAATGGTGAATTATAACGAGCAGGCCCTGACTCACCCATTAGAGGAAAACATGGCTCTGCCCATGGAATAAAATTTGAAATCTCTTCAAACATTTTTGTATCAGCCCAGGAATCCGTTTTGTTATTCTTACCCGGAAATCTCATACTAAATGATTTATATTCCGCTAACCAATTGTCTAAAGGTTGATTTGATAGCTCAGGAATATAAACTTTAACACGATACAGAGATTTTGGATCATTATTTTTAACAACAATACCTTTATAGAAACTTTGATCATCTCTATTATACTCACGTGCTTCATCAACACCTCTAATATACATAAAATTATTTACTGGTTGAATATCGTTTGGAACTATGATATAATATATTATATGCTAATATCTCACGAAACGCCGATCAGCTTTCTTTCTGAATCGATATACTATAATGATTATGATTATGCGCTTGTTCATTTGTTTGAGACGCATCCTGAATATTATTCATTCTTTAAATCATCGCTGTTAAATGATAGGGAAGTGTTACTTGATAATTCTATCTTTGAACTTAAAACAGCTTTTGATCCAGACAAATACGCAAAGTACATCATGGAGCTCAAGCCGACTTATTTTATTGTACCTGATGTTCTCGAGGATTCAAAGGCTACTATTACGAGCTATATTAAATTTCGAGATACTTACCGACATCTACCTGGTTTATGGATTGGTGCTGTTCAAGGTCAAACATATGAAGATATTGTAAAGTGCTATAAGTTTATGTCAGAGAACGCAGACTATATTGCAATCTCATTTGACTTTTCGTGGTATCAGCAAGTCGGGTTATCATTTAGTCATGATCCTAGAGTAGCTAAACTGGAACGTATGTGTAGTGGTCGTCGATGGCTTATCTCTGCACTAATCCGAGACGGAATTTGGAATCATGATAAGCCTCACCATCTACTAGGCTGCTCCTTAGCTCGAGAATTTTCTGCATATTCAGATATCAAAAGTATAAGATCTGTAGATACTTCTAATCCCGTTGTTGCAGGTATTTTAAATCAAAGATATATAGCAAACTATGGTTTACAAGATAAACCTTCGATTTTACTTGCTGATTTAATTGACCATGATGTCACTCCTGAGCAGGCTATTGATATTAGCTTTAACGTTGCAGAATTTAAGAAAATTACTAAACAATGAAATGGGCTGCATTATACTCACAGTCAGGTTCTGAAATTTGTAATATTTCAGAACAAATAGGTAGATATCCTGATCTTGTTATATCAGATAATGTTTTAGGTTTACCGCGAACAGATAGTAGAATTGGTAACTCTAAAAAAGCTATCTTTGGTCAATATAAAACATTAACTAAGTCGCAAAAGGAATCATATCACGATGTTCTTGACGATTACGATGTCATAACACTACACGGTTGGTTGAATATTGTTCCAAAAAGTGTGTGTAGTAAGTATGAAATTTATAACGGGCATCCAGGACTTATTACTGTTTATCCCGAGCTTAAAGGTAAAGATCCGCAAGTACGAACATGGGATAATATTGCAACATATATGTATGTAGGTAGTGTCATACACCGAGTCGTACCTGAAGTTGACGGAGGTGAAATTATCGAAAGTAAGAGAGTTTTATCTACGCAGTGTACATCGCTTGATGATACATATAGTGAGCTACGTAAAACATCTCTAGATTCTTGGTTGAGTTTTTTCAAAAATAAAGTATAATATATTATGTTAATTTCTTTTAGTGGTCCTCAATGTTCTGGTAAGACAACTCTTCTTAAACTCCTCCAGCAAAAAAATAATCACGTATCATTTGTACCTGAAGTAACAAGACTTATCAAACGTGATTATAATTTACCTATTAATGAAGATGGTAATGATATAACACAAACAATGATCATGGGAGAGCATTTACGTAACGCTCTTAAAAATGATATAGGTCAAGTACCTTACATTCTTGATAGATGCTCTCTAGATGGGTTAGTTTATACACACTGGCTTTGTGATCGTAAGGCAGTAAGTATGGGTGTATATAGCCTCGCTAGTCTAATCTTTAAAGCTACTATTTCTAAGTATGATGTGATATTCTATACATCACCTGATGATGTTGTTCTTGAAGATGATGGCGAACGAAGCATAAATGTACAATTTCGAGATGATATCATTAAGCTCTTTAACTCTTATATAAATGATTTTGGTATAAATGCAGTAATATTAAAAGGTGATGTTACAGCAAGATTAGAGACAATACAGAAAGTTTTAAAAGAAAAGGGTCTTGAAATTAACATTTAAGTATATAATATAGCATATGAAGTCACAAACACTAGATAACTCTAGAATTAGTAAGCATCTCGGTCAAACATCGCAGTATAAATCTACCTATGATAGATCTTTGCTAGTACGCGAGCCAAGGCAGTCAAATCGAACACACCTGAATATTAATGATGATGATCTACCATTTGTTGGAAATGATACGTGGAACGCGTATGAAGTATCCGCTCTCACTAATCAAGGATTACCTGTTACAGGTATTGCAAAGATTGTATATCCGTGTAGCGGTAAGTATATTGTTGAATCTAAGTCGATTAAGCTTTATTTTAATTCGTATAACATGACTCGTCTCGGCGCTACTGCTGCTGAAGTTCGTGAGAATATTACTAAGCAAGTAATTGCTGATTTATCTGATCTTCTTGAAGTAGATGTAAAGGTTCGTATTGCTAGTAATAGTCATGTGATAGCAACTACAGACGTCATCGGAGTAGCGGATGAGTGGCAGCTTGATGATAGACACATTAGAGAGTATCTTACTATTGAAGATGTCTATCCTGTTGAAGGTGTTGAGTTCTCTGTTTATAACGAAACTCCTGAACTGTTAAAAGTGTTAGATTCAGAAATAGATGAAGTTTACTATCATAGTACCTTACTAAAGTCTAATTGCCGTGTTACATCTCAACCCGACTGGGGTGATGTTTATATCTATATTAAAGGTAAAAAGACTGTTGATCCTATATCTCTACTTCAATATATCGTATCATTTCGTGATGAGTGTCATTTCCATGAAGAAATTTGCGAAGCAATATACAAGAGATTGTGGGATGCTCTAGCACCTGATGAATTGTGTGTGAGGTGTCTCTATGCTCGACGTGGAGGTATTGATATTAATCCTGAGCGGGCTTCAGATAGTTCTCTACTACACAGTTATTTGCAAGATCCAACTTTTGCTCATATAAAGACTCCTAAGCAGTAAAGTTCATAACATCATACTAACCCTTGATATAAGACGTCTTATATCAAGGGTTTTTTTATTGCTCATATAAATAATTATATGCCTGTACCAACTTCCAATAACGGTAGTACTTTTTACAACATTAACGTCTGCAGATCTTTTAATCAAACAATTAACACTGCAATGACAAAGCTATCTTCACAGCCGTGTTCTGAAGTTATACTGATTAATAGAACAGGGTCAACATTAAGTGCATATGATAGTGGCTACTCTACTGAGCCGTTTGCTATGCTATTGAAGAATGATGATGAACTGATTTTTAGAGGTTTGACTAATGCTGATCAACTCTCTGCAAAAGCTGCTACACCAGGACCTGTTTTTTATCGTACTCAGTACTTTAGTTACAATCCTTCCAAATAATATACGTTGTATATTATATCTTATTCAATAAATAGTTGTAATGAGACTATTTAGCGAAGAGGTAATTCCTACCTTAACTAACGCTAACCTTAACATTATAACAGTTAAAGATTATACAGAAATCTTTTTTGATGTTTATGAGTTAGAGATAAATGGAAATAAATATATTACAGAAAAGATAGATACACACAACGGTTACCCTGTTGTTGAGATTCCTATCATTTATAAAAATAAACAGACTACAGTGCCGTTTGTGCTACAAAAAGGTAAGTTTGAAGTTCTATATAATGAACACAACACTGTCTTTGTCTCCGATTTATCTGATAATATTGATCTCCATGTTGAGCAAGAAGAAGCTGATTTAGTAGACGAGCTTATTATAACGAAGAGAGAGAATTTCGCTAAGGAAATAAAGGAAGCAAAAGATAATGCTAAGCAATATGCTGATAACATTAAGCAGCAAAAATTAGAAGAAGCTAACAAAGCTATTGCTATTCGTAAGAAGCGTATTGACAATGAAATTGCTGATATCAAATCAGATTTAATAAACGAGTTTATTAAAGTAACTGCAGATCTAAAAAGTAATTTTCATCAATATAAACTTGCTGAGAGTGATAATATAGAGGAATTAATCACTACATCCGTAAGTGATATCTATAAGGAATTAATAGATAATATTGATTCAAAGTCAGAAGAAGCTTACACGCAATTTTCAGAAAAAATATCTAAATTTGCATCAGATACAGTAGGCAAGCTTCTCTCAGAAAACATTGAAGTGTTATCTCGAAATGCTAAGAAGACTATTAGTTCTGAAGTAAAGAATATTAATAACACTGTTTCAAAAGAGATTGATCAATTACGAGTTGAAGTTAATGAGACTGTAGATCAACATAATACAAATCTAGTTTCTCTAGAGCGTGCTAATGTAGAGTTAAACGATGCTATTACACGTAATATAAACAAAGTACTTAGTAGAGTAGGTAACGTTAAGAAGCAAATTGATGATAGTATAGCAAAAGAAATTAACGCTATTCAGAATAATATAACACTCGCTGAAGATCGTATAACAAAGTTCTACGATGTAAAGCTAGATAATATTAATGATAAAGTTAATTTACTAAGCGAAGAGAATAAACAGTCGTGTATTGACTTAATTACAGAGAGTAAGAATTCACTATTACAGACAATCAGCGAAATAAAGACTGATGTACCTAATATAATCATCGAACGTAAAGATGGATTAAATCAAACAATTGATCTTAAGAAAGTTAAACTAGAGCTAGAAAAGTCTATAACAACAAAATTCTCTACAGAGGTAATGTCTCTTAAGAGAATGATGGAGATGATGTCTGGTGGTGGTTCTGTTGCTCAACAGTTCGCCAATGGGGGTGTGATGAATGGTAATCTAACTGTTTTTGGCACCATTTCCGCTTCTCAGTATCTAGGACTGTCTGGCGGAGGAGGTGGAGGAGTATCTGGTGATTATCTACCTTTAAGCGGTGGAACTTTAGATGGTGATTTAAATGTAGATGGATTTTTGACGGTAGGTGATAGTGTTAACTTCGACGGTGGTGTTGAATTCAGAACTTTTGTTAGTGATAAAATAGATCTTATAGCTCCAAATATTAACTTAAGGGCTACGAACGGAGTTTCTCTAACTGGAAACCTAAGCGCTTCTGGCATTATCAATTCTCCTGAGTATGATGTGACTGGAACAGACGGAATGCTTACAAGATCAACGGACATAAGAACATGGGTTCGTGGAACAAATGAATTACCCGTTGCAGAATCACAACCACAGGGATTAACATTTAGTCCTGATGGTTCATACATGTTTGTAACTGGGCAAATAAATGACAGTGTTTATCGCTATATTTTAGACACGCCTTGGGATACAACAACTGGTGTATTATCTGGAAGTGCTTTGGTTACAGCAACTGGTGGAGCGCCTACTGCTATGTATTTTACGAGTGATGGTTTAATGATGTTTATACTTGACTCTACAGGTGATAGAGTCGGTCGTTATTCTTTAACATCAGCTTGGGATGTATCTACAGCTACTTTAGATGCTGGGCAAACAAAAGTACTAACAACAATATCAGGAATGCCTGCTGGTGCTTCATTTGACCCCCGTGGTCTTGAATTTAGTCCAGATGGTTTGAAATTGTTTGTTTGTGATGATTTTACTAACCGTATATACGAAATCTCGCTGAATTTGGCATGGGACTTAGCATCAACCATGACTCTTGTAACAAGTTACTTGATTGCTGCCACCATTGACAATGGTCTTAGAAATATATCTTTTAATAATAATGGTACCCGTTTGTTTGTAGCAGGAGTTACAAACATAAGAATTTACGAGTTCAAATTAGCTACACCTTATAGTTTGGAGAATGTTAGCTTCGTTGGAAGAACAGTAGATACAGCAAATGATACTAACTTGGGAGGCATGTATTATAATGATGATGCTCAGAAGTGTTTTTATGTAGGTAGTAGTGGTGATACTGTTAGAGAATTTATAGTAACACCACAACCTGCTTTAATTGGAACAAGGCCAATAATCTTGGCTAATCCATTATCAGTTAATGATAGAGTGTTGGTAAATAGCTTACAGATTACAGATACAACAGCATCTTCAAACACTACTACAGGAGCATTACTTGTAGCTGGTGGTGTTGGTGTTGGTGGTACTGTACGAATTGGTTCGGAACTTTTTATTGGTGGTCAAGTACAAGCCGGTGGTCAAATACAAAGCATAGCCAACGTTCAGGCTGGAAGTTCTACTACTAGTAACACAGCATTTCTAGGTATTGCTCAGAGATCCAAAATTTTCTCATCAGCAGACGGGCTTTTCAGATTAACTAACAGTGCTAATAATGATTTCAATATATTACAACTAGGTGGTAATGTGTTGTCAGAGTCTGCTGGTATCAAGAGAAACGGTACCGGTATTGACATAGTTCTTGCTGATCAAACCACAGCTGGTTCAACTCCATTATCTGGATTCACTGATCTCAGAGCTGCTAATGTAACATCAACTCAACTTAGATTATCAGGTATATCTGGTGATACATATATAACTCCAAACGGTAATGGTGTAGTTACATTCACTGATAACACAAGTCCTGATTTCAATAGAATACAGCTAGGAGGAACTTCAGCAAGTTTCCCAGCTATCAAGAGAAACGGAACAGGGATTGATATCAGAGATGCTGCTGATGCTGGTTTTACCGATCTAAGAGCAGCTAATATAACAGCATCAGGTCATCTAGCCGCTACTACAAAATCATTCTTAATCGACAACCCCATAAAGGGTGGTAAACTACAATACGGTGTTGTAGAGTCTAACGAGCATAGTATTTATGTTCGAGGTAAAACCTCAGAAGAGACTATAATCCTACCTGATCATTGGGAATGGCTTGTTGATGAAAGCAAGGTGACTGTTCAGGTTACACCAATCGGTAAATCAATGAATCTATGGGTTGTTGAACAAAATAATAAAACAGTAAAAATAGGCGGGGTCGAAGGATCTTATAATTACACAATCTATGGTACTCGTAAAGATGTACCTGAGTTAGAAGTAGAATTGGAAGGTTAATATGGCAGTATATTATAACACTCATGATTCTGATGCTCTTGCTTATTTTAGCAGAATTGAAGCAGCGGGAAGCAGCATTAATCGAACTAACAGAGCAGCGGTTATTGCTTTTATTAGAGGTTGCAAGGCTGATGGTATTTGGAGTGCTATCAAAGCAAGTTGTTTGCTTGCTGGTCCAGATACATTAGCTGGTGCATTAGTACCGTTAGTTGGTCCAGCGCCGACGAATGGCGGCGGACTGTTTGTCTCTGGCGACTATTCAAGGACGACAGGATTACTGGGTGGAGGGGGACGACGGATTATCACCAATAGAGTGAACAGCGCGGACCTGCAAGACGACTGCCACGCAGCGATTTGGGTCACGGAAACAGGAGGCGGAACAAGCGTTGGCCTTATTGGATCGAACAGCAATACCGGCGTCGCACAGCGTCGAATTTACCGGACCTCTGCCGCTTGCAATGACATTTCCGGTAATGTATATCAAGCTCCTGCCTCAGGGCTAATCGGAATAAGCAGATCGTCGCCAAGTAGCTATATTCGCCGCCATGGCAATTCCAGTTTTACGCTAAACGTTGCTTCTACAGGAACTTCCAGTTTTGGTATTGCAATTTTTGCTCGCGATACATTCGGCAACACTGGTTGGGGTGGGCGTGCGTCTTTTTACTCCCTCGGCGGAAACCTCAACCTGGCACTTCTTGACGCCCGCCTCGCAACCTACATGTCTTCCATAATTTAAATATATGTCATTTAATCATTCACCAAAAATAGTTACTGATGGCTTGGTCATGTATCTTGATGCTGGTTCACCTAAATCATACGGTGGTTCCGGCACAGTATGGACTGATATTAGCAGGAATAGTAATAATGGAACGCTGGTAAATGGACCAACTTATAGTTCTGCTAATGGAGGTAGTATAGTTTTTGATGGAAGTAATGATTATGTAAATTGTGGTAATAATAGCTCTATTAATATTGTAGATAATATTTCTTTTGGTGTATGGTTTAATACTTCTATAACTTCAACAGGGTCAAATGGCTTGATAGCTAAAAGAGATTCTACTACAAACTATGGAATAAATTTTACTCCTAGTATATTTCAAGTTTATTATAATACTGGATCTGGATTTCAAGTAGCATCCGTTAGTACTTCAAACTTTCCCTATGGTGTATGGCATAGTGTTGTTGGTGTTTTTAGAAAAAATGGATCAAATACTGATATTTTAGTTTATAAAAACGGATCATTATTATTCTCTATAAGTAAAACAGGTAATGTCATAACTTCTGCTTCTAACCTTCATATAGGATCAACTGATGCTGGTAGTGAAAGATTTAATGGTTCTATAGGTAGTGTTCAGATTTATAATAGAGTGCTGTCTCAAGCAGAAGTCCTCCAAAACTATAATGCTACAAAATCAAGATTCGGGCTTTAATAAACCGAACAACACAATAAATAATAACAATGGCTAATGTCCTTACAGTTCCAGCAAGCGGTGCTATAATCTTTGATAACCAAACAGCAGGTTCATCAACTATTTCTCCTTTATCTTCAGCACCTAGATTACAATATGATAATGCCGGAGGTCTTAACATCACATCATATACAACAGGCACATCAGCATTGGATAGATTTACGGTCGATGGTTCTACTGGTAGATTGTTTAGTGTATCTGATGCTTTAACAGGTATTATATTCAGTGTTAATGATATTTCTGGATTACCTCTCATTGAAGTAAACAGCGGTATTGATGATACAATTACATTAGGTGCTTACCCTACAAATGCATTGGTTGTAAAGAATGATAAGGTTGGTATTGGCACAGCCACACCTAATGAAAAGTTAACCGTTGTAGGTAATATCAGCGCTACAGGTAGTATTACTGTTGGCGCTGATAACACTATTGTTTTCGACACTAGATCGACAATCCAAAGTCCCAGCAATGGTGTTATCACTATAGGGAACGCTCCGACTTTGAATGATTTCAACAGACTTCAACTTGGAGGAACGTCAGCAAGTTTCCCAGCTATCAAGAGAAATGGTACAGGTCTTGATATTACGGATGGTACCGGTCTAACTTACACCAGCTTAGCCGCTGGAACATTTGTAGTAAACAACAACATAGTCACTAGAACTGATGACTTCACTCTCAGTGGAGCTGATGCTGGTAAGTATACTAGATTAACTAAACTAAGTGGTACTCAAACCATAACACTGACAGGATCAGACATTCAGACTGGTCATGAGTTTACATTCTATCGTGCTACATCAGCGAGTCTTGCTCTCAGTGGTGGCACAGTGAATGGTGGAGGTAATATATCAAGTGTACCTCAGTTTGGTGCTTTTGCTCTTAAACATCTCGGAGGTGGAACCTTTGACTTTATCTAAATTATGTCTTCATTAATATCTGTTATAGCAGGAAGTCGTAGACGGTTTGATCCTGACGCCGCCGACTACTTCACCCGCATAGTGGCGTCAGGCAGCAGCATCAGCGTTGATAACAAGGCGGCGGTCAACACTCTGTTTCTCGCGCTCAAAACGCAGTCGATCTGGACCTTGATTTCGGAGCTTTATTTGTTCGCTGGCGTTGATAATTTAACGGGATGCCTCGTTAAAGCAAAAGGGTCCGGATCTCTATCTAACACAAACTTTGCCGGTGGCGACCACAACCGGACAACTGGACTCCTCGGAAACGGATCGAGCAAATACCTAAACACGGGGCTTGCGAATAATGCTTTAAGCGGAACGAGCAATCATATATTTGTAGAGGGTTCAGGATTTGAAACCAGCGGCGACCGAATTCCAGCCGGAGTTTACAATGGCGGCCCTGCAACCACCCTGTTCATCCTCGACTTTTACTCAGCGAGTATATTCAGTCGCGCATACAGGTCAGCTTCTGGAGCTATTGGTGCTGTCCCCAGAATCACTACAGGACTTATTACCAGCGGTTCACTTTGCGGGACGAGAACAAGCGCGTCTTCGGCTTCGATCTATCAAAACGGATCACTTTCAAATAACAACACGACTTCTGTTTCTCCTGCTTTTTCAACCCGTCCAATTTTTGTTTTTGCGCTAAATAACATTGGAT